GAGTATCGCTCTTTTAAGATTCCTTTAAATAATTCCTCATCCTCCTGATCGCATATCCAGTTATGAACACGGTCAAGTGCGGTATCATGTGGTTGATTTAATTCCTCCAGCAACTTAGCCAGAGCTTTTTCTTTAATGTCATTCATATTATTTTCCAAAAAATACGACTGCCTCTGTGTGTGAGTTTGGCTAAATACGGGCAGTCGCTCATCCAAGGTCACATGACCTCTACTGACGCATTTTCTAGTTCGCAGTTTTACAAGAATGCACGGCTTGTTGGTTTTTGAGTTGTTTCCAAAATGGAAACAGTTGGTTTTTCAAATTTAATAATCACTTTAAATCCAGTCACTCGCTGGATTTCTTCGTCTGAAGCATCTTCTTTCAATAGCTTCAACGCAACATCTTCCATGCTTTGAAACTCTCCGACATACTCATCGAACTCTCTACACGTCTCGCAGTAATCTGGCTCTTCATAGCGCCCCAACGTATACCAGCCGCCAAGATGATTTTCGTATAGATGAATCATCAGATTACCTCCACACGTTGACTCAAAGCTTTTGTTTTGCAGTATTCACAATGACCACATGGTGTTGCCCATTCTTTACCTTTTTTAACATCGTCAAGATGCTTAATAAGCATAGACAGCTCAGTCAGCTCATAGTCGAGTTTTTCCTGCGATTGGAAAACAATTGCCCGGGTATCAGGCGTCGACTCTTTCGTCACTACGTAAATAATAGGGGTGAACTCTTTGCCGTACTGATTTTCCAGCATCTTCTTGTAAGCAGCCATTTGAAGGACATATCCCCAAGCCTCGAACCAGCGGACTTGAATATTTCGTCCGCTTGCTTCATCCTGAACCCAGACCATACTATCAATGTCAGATTTCGTGGTCTTAATATCCACGAAATACCCTTTTTTAACATTGAGGCAGTCAATCTTACCTTTGAATTCCACTCCTTCGATTTCGCCTGTGACAGCAACCTCTTTCTGACCGACATAAAACTCCATAAATTGCTTGTCGGCCTCCAGTCGCTCAATCATGCGCTGGCCGACCAAGAAGTCAGATTTTAACTGACCTTTGGTCTTTCCGGCTTTTGAAATCATGGCATCTGCGTTTTCATCCATAAATTTCTTATGTACTTCTGGACTTTCAAAATAGCTGTGGACCATGTTCCCGACCAAGAGAGCTGTGTTGTCTCTCTGGTCTTCCCATTCTCCTTCCAGCTCCGCTAACGCCCGTGCTTCGCACTCTCTAAATCGCTTATATTGCGAGATAGACCAGTAGCGACGTGCTGAAGCTGCTGAATAGTAATCTTTGCCAAGTAAATCCATTGTCATTCCATTTCCACCTTTACTGATTTTGTTTGTGGCTCAAATTGAACGCCGTGAGCATTGAGCCATTCTTTAAATTGCTCCTTTATTTCCTTTGCATTTTCTGCCGGAAAAATTAAATCTACAGTAAATTTGTAACCATATTTTTTAACGCCATCCTCAGAAGCCATATTTTGCGATTTTCGGCCTGTTTCTTGCTCGATGGTATGATTGCCCTCCGAACTGCTTTCTGACCCAAATTCAGGCTGATTTTGGGCGTAGAATTGACCCTGAATATCTTGTTTCGCTTCTGCTTTAGTCCGTCTAAGCTCATCTGCGTCTGCATGTAGGATATCGATAGTATCCAAAGCAGAGTGACCCTCTCTTAGCAAATCAACGTACTTTTCAGGGTTCAAACCTTTAGCCACCGCGATAGCAGTCATTTCATCAATACGCTTTTTCAATTCTTCTTCCGCTTTAGCTCGTTCAGCTAATGCCTTATCATCAAGAATTGCTTGCAAAACATCAGCAAGTTTCGCTCCCTTGTCATAACTGCGAATGTAGACAGTAGGTCCGAGACCAGCTTTAGCTGCCGCTTCTGTAATCTGGATAAGTCCAGCTTCACGTTGCTGTTTTTTGGTTGCTTCTTCTGCGACCAAATCAACAATCATCTTAGAGGTCGCTTGATTGATCCGCACATTATCAGCCATGAAGCACTTTTTCTTGCTAAAATCGTCAAAGTAAATAGCAAACAGCTTGATATCGAGATCAACTCCGCTATCTGCGATTGCAGATTCAAAAGCTTCTCTGACTGTTTCCTTGCGAGCTTCTGTCGCTCTCTCTTCAAATTCTTTAATCTGATTTTTGATGTCCGCCTGCAAAGTTTTGATAGGTTCTAGAACAGCATTAACCCATGCTTTCACTTCGTCCAACGGATTAGAGTAGTCCTTTAATTGGTTTTTGAGTTCTTGCTCAATCTGACGTTGCACTCGTCCCAATTCGTCTTTAACCTTGGTGTCATCTGACAAAGTTTCTTCTGTCACGATATAGCCAGCGTATTTCTTTTGATATGCTGCTAAAGCTTGTTCCAAAACCTCTTTTCCTTGGATTTCGATTTCAGCCGCTTTCAGGACAAATCCGACTTCTAAATCCGTCACTGGAACGAGTTCTAGGCTATCTGTTACATCTTTCAATTCTTCAGTCATTCTAGAAATCCTCCCCTTCTAGCATGTCCATTTGGCCGGTTTCTGGCTCTTGGTCGATTACTTCGCCCGTTTCTTGGTCAAAATCTGGGATCTCATCTGCTGGGTATTTTGTATCTGTGGTTGTCAACTCCTGGTTGATAACCTCTTTTTTTGGTTCTTCAGTCACTTCTTCAGAAGCTCCAAGAATGCCGTCCAATGTTTCAGCAACTGGTTCTTGAGTGACGTCTTTGATTTCGTTCTTGTTTGAAATTGTACTGTCTGCGTTGTCTGCCACAATCGCATCCTGCAATTCAGTAGAAAGTGGCGCATAGGTTGAAAGCATGTGCTTCAATACAGTTTTACGAGCCATAGCATCAAAATCAGACTGCCATGGGCTATACTTGCTAGAGAATGATTGACTGTACTTCTTACCGTGAGCTTGGACTCGTTCCTTGGTCCAAAAGACAGTCTTTTCAAAACCATTGGCCAATCGCATGAATGCAAAGTAACCAACGACTTTTTCTTTCTCTTTTGGAATAGCAGTCATGTCCACTTCAAGATCCTCAGTAAGTGGGTTAAACCCTTTATACTGGCTTTCATAGACCTCCCCAGCATTTAAACGTGTGACTTGTCCGCTTCGTTGTGCAAGCTGGATCAACCCTTTATATCCAACTTGGAACTGCGCCTGGTTCTTGTAAGGTACGATATACGCATAACCAAGACTTGGTTCAATTGGCAAGTTAAGGACCGCGGCTTTCATAGCAGCGGTCATGATGCTTTCGTTAGTAGCCTTAGCTAGTAGGTTGTTATTTGTCACGATGCTAAGTAGACTGGCCACGAATTGCTGACCATTGCCGTTTACCACCTCAGAAAATTTCTGTTTTACTGCTGGTGAGTTAAAAAATTGTTTATGTGTTAGTTCGTTTGTCATTTTCTTCTCCTTAAATTGTGTAAAGCTCTTCGCCTGTTTCATCGTCACAAATTCCTAGACCGCCAAATTCTCTAACTTCTCTAGCAAAACGGTTCCAGTGTTCTACATTTTGAAAATATGTTGATTCTGATATTTGTTCGTAACTCATTTTATTCCCATCCTTCTTTTAGTAATTAAACATTGTCCCACAGTATCCAGCTTCTTCTAATGCTAATCGGTTCAAATAGTGTGACATATCGCTAATACTCATTTTTCTAACCATTTTTTGTAATATAATCGTTTTTTCATTTCTTTCTTCCTTTCGTCTTCTTCAAATTCCAATTTTCACGCTTTAAGCGTCTGTTTTCGTTTTGCAATTTCAAAATAATATCCTGTTGTTCATTGATAATCTGCCCCATCTCTCGGCCGAGATGAATATATTCAGCTCACCAGTTGTCGATTTCTGCAAGTAGTTCTTCAATCATACTTCATCACCCACATATCGACGTCTACCGCATCCGATATCCACATATTCGCTTGGGTCAAGTTCTTCTCGTTCCTCAGGCGGTTGCATTATATCTCTGTCATAATCAAACATGCGCATACACCTTTCCAAGTTCAAGCACTCGTTTCACATATCTGGCCTTGGATGTTAGCCCAAGATCCAGCAATTCGTTTTTTTCTTCATGGTTGGCCAAAAGCCATACACGGTTTTCAAGTTCAATTCTAGTCATCTTCCTGCTCCACTTCTTTATCTTCGTTGGTTTCAACTATGATTTCCAGTCTTGTCATAGCTTCGTCTACTGACTTGCCGTCTAGGATATCCTTGAGCATGTGACTCATATCATGAAACGATTTAGCTTTGGCTCTGCTTTTTTCGCTATCAGGAACCAAACCGAGATCTTGCATAAGCAGAAATGCTACGCTTGCATCGTGCATTGCTTTCTGAAGTTGTTTTATTTTCTTGATTGTACGAATTGCTTTAAACATATTGTTCTCCTTTTTCGATTTGTTCTTTTTCTTTGTAGATTGCCAATTGTTGTTTCAGGTCATAGATTTCTTGCTTGCTGGCAAAGTGACTTTGCTGTTCTTTGATAAGATCATTCATAAGCTCTAACGCTACCTCTCGCCAGTCAAGACTCACTTCATTGATGAATCCTTCGAGTCTGAGTTTTAACTTAGTAAGTAATTTCATTAAGCCACATCCTCCTCGTTAGATTGCTTGTTCATGCCTAGAATAATGTCATAGTACGAATGACCAGCAGGGATGACATATCCTGTCAGATCATCAACTTGAGAACCATCTGCCATAACGTTTATAATTCTTGGTTTCCATTGCTCTTTTTTTCTCTTCATGTTATAATTTCCTTGAATAATTTTATTGAGTGCCTGATTGCCGTCAGGTGCTTTTTGTTGTCTTCTAGACTGTCTTACTTTCCATCGCCCTGAGTTCTATCTCATGACTGACTTGTTTTAATAGCTTCTCACACGCTATCTTAGCTTCTCTGTACGTTGTAGATTCGCTGATGAAATAATCAGCAAGTTCGATGATTTTATCTTCCATTCAACCTCCTATATCAGTCTTGAGACTGATGTAACCCCTTCAAAAATTGTTTATAGTTATATTATCCTTAACAAGAAAGGAGCTGATGCAAATTGGCAAAATTTTTGAAGGGGACTGTGGTTCAGTGATTCAGTTTGGCTAGGTAACCAACACGTTTTTACTGCGAGTGTGACTGCACGGAGCCTGTCGCTGACTATAAGAGGGACTGCAGCTCTGCTTATAGCGGGACTGACAGACAACTACCGAGCGGCACTCAAAGACTAGCCAAACCACGTTGATTGCAGTGCTGGACGCATGACCAGCGAAGTTTCAACCAGTCGCTTTACACCGACTGTGAAACCTTATCAAAGTATGCAGGTCTTGACCTAGTGTAAAGTAGGTTAAGACTTTTTATTGATCAGGAACTTGTGAATCATTCAAAGAAATCTTAGAGTCAATTTCATCCAACTTCTCAGCAATATATGTCACGGTCCTCAATATCTCATTGAGGGCTATTCTTTCTAGTTCGTTCATAATGTTCCTTTCTAAGTAAAGACTTCTAAAAAATCATAAATTAAATTTATTTCTAATTCTTTCAAGCTCATCATCTTGTATTTTCTTATACTCGTCGATGCGCTTTTTTCTATCTCTTTTGCTAGCGTAGTATGTAGCAAAACCAATGACTATGTTGATAATGATAGTGAAATAAAACCATACTAGTTCATTCATATTCCCCTCCAATTAGTGAATTTTTTTATTAGCAATTTCATCAATTGTATCTAAAACAAGTTTTTGCATCTTTTCTCGTGTTTGCAATTCATTGCGAAAGAAAGAATCAAGCATTTCAGTCAATCTATTCGAATATCCTCGCAATAGCATTGCCGTCACTAAAAATGAAGTAATTACTGAGACAAGAATCGCTGAAAAAACACTATCCATTTTCCTACTCCTTCCAAACCAAAGTCCTAAAATTGAAATTTGAACTTTCTCTCTTTTATTTATTTAGAGAAGTAGTAGTTTGTTGTAAAGTTAGTAATTATTACTAAGTTAGTGCCGTAAGGCTTAGGTTATTATTAAGTTAGTACTTGTTGTATAGTTAGTATTTATTAGAGGGCAATTTTACACATGGCAATTTTACACATGGCAATTTTACACATGGCAATTTTACACATGGCAATATTTTCCAACTGTATTTTTAAACTTCGTCACCAGTGGATAACTCTTTCTCAAGATTAGTTTTTAGATACTCAAAGTAATCATCCGAGATAGGCATATCTGAAAAAAATCTGTGCACTGTGACTCCTTTACCTCTGCCTAACCCTAAGCGGTATACTCTGAGATAGCCTGCTTTCTCTAAAAGCTTAAAGTGCTCATCTACGGTGCGCCTGCTTATTCCTAGACGTCGTGCAATCTCGTCAGGATACACAACCCAATCAGACTTATTCATCAAGATTACTGTAAGGATACCTATCGTTGTTGCCTTTAAACGTTTGTCTTGAGCATAAGCATTATTCAAAGATGTGTAATTCCCATGAGTGTTTCTGAATATGTACTGCATACCTCATATTTAATCCCCTTTCTCTTCGCTTATTTTCAATCATTCTTCCCCATTTTTACCTGATGTTACGGTTAAACCGCAATATCAGGTAAAAAAATAATATCATCTACTGATACATCGAAAACACTAGCGATTTGATATGCTTTCGAAACACTAGGCTCTGTTATCCCACGTTCCCAATGCCCCCACGTATCAACTGATACATTCACAGCTGCTGCCGCATCACTTTGTCTCCAGTTTTTGAGTGTTCTTAGTGTTTTTAAAGTCATTTTCGGCACGCACTCACCCCCTTTCAAATGTGGTATAATCAAAATAAAACGATTGGAGAAATCTTATGGATTCTAATCAACTGTTCTGCTTATTCTGCGGCTTCCCTGTTCCAAACCACTACGATACATTTCGAGAAGAAGAACACTATTTTTTGATTCGTCGTCCACATATTAGGGTTGAGGAAAATATGAACGACAAAATAACAATACAAACAATGAAATGTCCAAACTGTCATAAAGTTTCAGTCGACATCGTGGGCGTTGGTAGTCAATTTCCAAATCGTATTATGCACTTCAACCCTATTTCACTCGCAAAAGTCTATCCAGACTACATCCCTCAGGCTATCAGAAGTGATTATGAAGAAGCTCACGCTATCTTAAATCTCAGCCCCAAAGCTTCTGCTACCCTCTCTAGACGTTGTCTACAAGGAATGATTAGAGATTTTTGGGGAATTTCTAAAGCAAGGTTAGTAGATGAGATAGACGCTTTAAAAGAGTCTGTTGACCCAAGCACTAAAAATGTACTCGATGCTCTACGAAAACTTGGAAACATTGGCGCCCATCCAGAAAAAGATGTAAATCTTATAGTAGATATCGAACCAAATGAGGCTCACAAGTTGCTGAAATTTATAGAATTACTTATGCAAAAATGGTATATCGAGCGTCATGACAACGAGCAATTACTACAAGATATTTTAGATTTGGACAAAGATAAACAAGATCAACGCAAACCTAAAAATTCTTGATAATGTGGAGAGCACGGGTCTAACTCAAATATTAGCATGCCATCCATATTGTAATACTGGTCGACAACTCGAATACTATCCGCTTCAGTTCCTTCTCCTCTCAAAATTGAAAGGTGGATAACTTTTTCAACCGTCAATCCATCAGGTCTACCACGTCTATCGTGGTATTTTTCTTTTTGTCCTGGCATTGCCCTACTCCTTATCTTTTTTATCACATCGGTACTTCACTATCTGACGAATAGTGAAAGATACAATCACAAATCCTGCTAGGATTATCAATCCTGTATTTTCATCCATTGCTTTTCACGGCAAATGATGGTACACTATCAAGTAGAGGTTGGGGCTTCTGCCCCTTTCTCTACTTTTTCTTAAGCTCTTTGTCTTTGAGCTTGTAAGCTAAGTACTGCTTATGCCAAAGACGAGCTTCTCTGACTAAGCCTAGTGCCAAGATGACGGTTGCAGTGTCCTTGGTTGCTAGGCTTTTTATGATGTGTTCCATCATTTGCCTTACCTCCTTTTCCTTAAGCTTGATTATATTATACTGCGGTTTAACCGCAATGTCAAGTGTTTTTTGCGTTTTTTTCGCAATTTTTTATTTTATTCTTTACTTTTTTGCGTTTTTGCCGTAAAATATACTATGTAAGGAGGGGCGGAAATGAAAGTCGAAAATAAAGAAATTTTTGCCAATAATCTAAGTTTTTATATGAAGCAAAAAGGAGTAGACAGAAATACATTATGCGCAGACTTAGATTTAAAATACACTACAGTTCGCGATTGGCTGAAAGGAATAACTTATCCTCGGATTGGTAAAATTGAACTTTTGGCAAACTATTTTAATATAAATAAATCTGACCTTATTGAAAACAAGATTTCTACCGCACAACCTTCAGACTCCCTTTTAGAAGAAATTACAAATACAGCCCGAAAATTAAACACTGACAATAAAAAAATCGTGCTACGGACGTCTGAGGAGCTTCTGGAGAGTCAAAAAAACGAAGAAGAAACGAAGATAAACGAAGTATCGGAGGTCATTCAGTTATATAGCTACGACTACTACGACCATGCTGCTTCTGCAGGTACTGGGCAGTATTTGAATGATGTACGAGTTGAACAGATAGAGTTGCCAGTAGATATTGATGCCGACTTTGTTATCCCAATCAAAGGGGATTCCATGGAGCCAGACTATCACGATGGCGACCTAGTATTTATCCAGACAAGCGTAGAGCTAAATGACGGTGTTATCGGTGTGTTTAACTACAATGGAGAAGCGTATATCAAGCAACTTGTTATTGATAAAGACCAAGCTTACCTATATAGTTTGAACCCAGCGTACAAAGATATGCCAATCACACCAGACACCGACTTCCGAATTATCGGCGAAGTTGTGGATATATATCAGGAGGGATAACATGAGTAGCGAAAGCAGACCAATGGAAGTGATTAAACACAACCTAGATTGCAAATGCCACAGACGGAGAGAATGGATTAGAGTCAATGATAAGTGGCATGCCATCGAGTTTTCAGTGGATGACCCAAACGAACCTCCTATGACAGAGGAAGAGAAAGCCAACGTGGCCTTAATTCTTCAACAACACTTACCGAAAGAGTAAAGCCAACTATTTCAAAAATGGAAATAGTTCAAACAAAAAAGCCCCACGCTCAGAAGTTTGGCGACCGAGAGCGTGAGGCTAGCGACAAGAAAAACTTTTCAAAAGATATTACCTTTTGAGATGTTTTCTTGTACCCATTTTATCATTTTTTAGGAAATTTTGAAAGAGGTACTACTATGATAACTACAAATAAAGTCGCAATCTATGTCAGGGTGTCTACCACATCTCAGGCAGAAGAGGGCTACTCTATCGAGGAGCAAAAAGCTAAGCTCTCTAGCTACTGCGATATTAAGGATTGGAGCGTCTACAAGATATATACTGATGGTGGTTTCTCGGGATCCAATACTGACAGACCAGCACTCGAGGAACTTATCAAAGACGCCAAAAAAAGAAAATTTGACACAGTTCTAGTCTATAAGCTGGACCGTCTTAGCCGTAGTCAAAAAGACACCCTTTATCTGATTGAAGATATTTTCATAAAGAATAATATAGCCTTTCTGAGCTTGCAGGAGAATTTTGACACCTCTACTCCTTTTGGAAAGGCTATGATTGGGCTCTTGAGTGTCTTTGCCCAGCTAGAAAGGGAGCAAATTAAGGAACGTATGCAACTTGGGAAAATAGGACGTGCCAAGGCTGGAAAATCCATGATGTGGGCTAAAACATCCTATGGATACGACTACCACAGAGAGACTGGAACCATTACTATAAATCCAGCTCAGGCTCTGGCTGTTAAATTTATCTTTGAAAGTTATCTAAGAGGGAGATCCATTACTAAACTGAGAGATGATCTAAATGAGAAATACCCAAAACATGTGCCTTGGAGTTATCGGGCGGTCAGGACCATACTAGATAACCCTGTCTATTGTGGTTTCAATCAGTATAAGGGAGAAATTTATCCAGGTAATCATGAGCCGGTTATTTCAAAAGAGGAATATGATAAGACTCAATCTGAGCTAAAAATCAGACAAAGGACAGCAGCAGAGAATGTCAATCCTAGACCATTCCAAGCTAAGTACATTCTATCCGGTATCGCCCAATGTGGATATTGTGGCGCTCCTTTAAAAATTATGTTAGGCGTAAAGAGGAAAGATGGAAGCAGGTTAAAAAAATATGAATGCCATCAAAGACACCCACGAACGCTGAGAGGCGTTACTACCTACAACGACAATAAAAAGTGTGACTCAGGATTTTACTACAAAGACAAGCTAGAGGCCTATGTGCTAGAAGAAATAAGCAAACTACAAGATGACGCTGATTTCCTGGACAAAATATTTTCAGGAGACAATGCTGAGACCATAGACCGTGAGAGCTATAAGAAACAAATTGAGGAGCTATCAAAGAAACTGAGCAGACTTAACGATTTATACATAGATGACCGCATTACCCTTGAAGAATTACAGAGCAAGTCAGCCGAATTTATAAGCATGAGGGCTACTCTTGAGACTGAACTAGAAAACGATCCAGCGCTCAGGAAGAACAAAAGAAAGGCTGATATGAGGAAACTGCTAAACGCTGAGAAAGTCTTTTCAATGGACTACGAAGGTCAAAAGGTACTTGTTAGAGGGCTTATAAACAAGGTTCAGGTAACAGCTGAGGACATTGTTATCAAGTGGAAAATATAGATAATTTTAGTAACCTACATTTCTACCAGAGTGAAAGCTTTAACCTTAGCTTTTTTCAAGAACGTCATCATTTTTTTCATTTTAAAAATTTACCTCCATATTTTGATACATGGGCATAAGCATTGCCGCATAAAGTAAAACGATAATCAG